GATACAAACCTAAACATTACAAATACCGTAAATCTTTACGGAGGTTACGGTGTAATTTCTGGTTGGTCTCCAAATACGACAAATACATATGACCTTGGTGTTGGTGCCAACAGCTATCAGTGGAATCACATTTATCTGCACAATGCTGCTATTGTCAACTCTGATCTTAGACTTAAAACAGATATTGAAAATTCGCCTCTTGGTCTTGACTTTATCAACTCACTTCGCCCGGTTGCTTACAAGTTTATCTCCGGTGGAAATAAAGTAGTTGTTGATGATAAAGGTAATCCTGTTGTTGAAGAAAAAGATGCTAATGGAAAAGATGTTTACAAAGTAGAATCCATTGCCGGAAAACGCACACATTACGGTTTAATTGCACAAGAAGTAAAATCAGCGCTCGATGCCGCTAATGTTGGTGACTTTGGTGGTTGGGTTATCTCTGATCTTAACGATCCAGAGTCTTACCAATCACTTGCTTACGAACAATTTATTGCACCACTTATTAAAGCAGTACAAGAGCTTTCTGCTCGCGTAACAAAACTAGGGGGATAATGTGGAACAAGAAATAGATGCAAATGAGTTATTAGAAGCTCAGAAAAATACGATTGCAAACCTCATACAAGAAAATCTCACATTAAAGATTCTTCTTGGTAAAATAGCCTCTGGGGGAAATAAACCTCAAGAGTAAGGAACAATTAAATAACACTCCAAGACCAATCTGATCTAGCAAACGTCATCTACTGTTGGACGTTCTCAATCGGTGCGATCGGGGGAGCGCTGTGGTGGGTATTCCATCGCGTAGTCGTCCACATCATAGCGGCCACAATTAGGCGCTCAAACAAAAAGAACACCCGTCTTGAAATTAAGGAGGGTGAGCTTGATCTTTAGTCGTAAATATATTCATCCAGACACAGAAGACGTCCTGACGTTCAGCGAGCAAATCTCGTGGAAAGTCCAGGGCGTTATCCGTAACTGGTGGTTCGTAATTATTTGGACACTTGTTACAGCTATTTGGTGGATGCAACCAACATGGTTCACTGATACTCATGCCTATATCAAATGGATGAACCTTGCTTCATGGCTTGCGGTTACTGTCGAACTTATCATTGGTATTGCAATGATCGGTCAGACAAAGCGCGATGCCATGATCTTGCGTGAAATTCGTAAGCTTACTAAAAAAGAAGCTAAGGACATTGAGGTAATTAAGGAGTCGTTAGATGACGAAAACCTATAATCCTCGTCCTGGTGATTATGGTTGCGTTAAAACTAACGGAATCATGGCTAAGTTAATCCGCCTGGGCACTTTGTCCAGGTGGAATCACGCCTTTATCTATATTGGCGAAGGAAGAATCATTGAAGCTAATCCCAAGGGCGTAGAAATCGGTTATGTTTCCAAGTATACAGAAGTTGCTTGGAACCAGCACGAAAAGCTCAGCGACCAGCAGCGCTTGATTATTGTTCACAAGGCTCACCAAATTATTGGTAAACCCTATGGATTTTTAGTCATTGCCGACATTGCATTGCGCATTTTGGGACTGAAGGTACTAGCCAACACTCGCATATTGGAATATCTATCAAGTAAGAACGGTTATATCTGTTCAGAACTGGTAGCTGAATGCTATGCGAAGGCTGGGATTTTGCTGACAGATAAACCAGACTATTTAGTAACGCCAGGAGATTTGGCAGAGAGGTTGATATATCAGTGACAAGCGGTCTTGATATTGTTAACATTGCTCAGCAACAAATTGGCTTTATTGAGGGTCCGGACAATAAAAACCCGTACGGAGATTGGTACGGCGTGCCAAATCAACCGTATTGCGCCATGTTCGTTAGCTGGGTGTTTGCCCAAGCTAACGTCTCAGCGCTTGTTGCGGCTGAAACCCCTAAGGGATTTAGCTATTGTCCGGCAGGTCTTGCCTGGTTCCAAAAACAAGGCTGCGTCATTAACGTCAAAGATGCCAGGGCTGGAGACATTGTTTTCTATTCCTGGACAAATGGCATTGCTCAGCATGTTGGCATTATTGAGAACGCCTCTCCGGCTGGTATTACCGTGATTGAGGGTAACACCTCAGCGGATCACGCAACAGGTTCTCAGGCTGATGGTATCGGCGTATTCCGCCGCCATCGGCCTTACCTGAACATTATGGCAATCGTTCGCCCTAAGTATCCAAACCCAGTTCGACCAGCTGTGAATTCAACCCAGAACAAGGGTATTGCCGCTGGTGTTGCTGGAGTTACGGCGCTTGGTGGCGGTGGAGCTGCGATTATGAACAGCTCAACTAGTACCACACCAGCAGCAAAAACCACGGTAATCGCAGCTCCTCCGTTTCCTGGAACTTCAGCCTTCAAGGTTGGGGCCAAGGGCACTGCAGAGCTCATTGTTGCCCGGGCTTTGGCCAATGCGGGACTGTTGCCCGCTAACTTAGTCACCAACGTATTAACAGCCGAGGAACTTGCTCTTGTTCCGATTTACCAATCTAAATATCCAGGACTTAAAGGTCACCAAGGCATTGATGCCTGGACATATACCTCAATGGTAGCTAAGGCTGGTTCATAATGTTTAAGCTGCATTATTCCGATCCCAAGGCGGTTGCTCTTGGTAGTATTGCCGCGCTAGCGGTGTGGAAGGCTTCGAATTTCGCGGTCGATCCAGGACATTTGAGCATGGTTGCAACAGCTGCCGTGACAGGTATTGCCGCTCCGGAGAAGGGCTCTGGAAGAGCGGACGTGGAGCAAGAGTCACACATTGTGACTCCATACGTAAACAACGTGGAGGAAGAATGACACTATCAAAGAAGCAATCAGATCTTATTAAGTCATATTGGCACGCGTTTATTGCGGTTGAAACTGCATTCGTTATCCAATATGCTAAAAATTACATTGCAAGTCCGCATGCAAAGTTCAATGCGGCTTCATTTGCCTACGCTGCGGTTGGTGCTGTTGCAGCTCCTGCCACACGCGCATTGGTTGCCAAGTATCCATTCTTGAGTCCTTTAGCTCTTCGTATCACAACGAAGATTGCGCAAAAAGAGACTCCAGCAGCATCGACTACACCGGCGGCATAAACTTATGCGCCTAAAAGACGCAATTGAGGAGTTCCTGAAGAATCCTCCTATTCAGCAAGGTTATTTTTGCAAAATGAGCAGAATCCTTGATGGCATGGAGTCCGACGATAGAAAAGCTGTTCTGGGTCTCGTTGACAATCACGACATATCAGCAGCAGCAATTTCTCGTCTTCTTGCGGATCATGGATTTGACGCTAAACCTGCAAACATTATGAAGCATCGCCGACGCGGTAGTAATAATGGCTGCAGGTGCAGAAAGTGATGAATGTCCTTAAAATCAGATGTTAAAGCTTTACTGAAAAGCTCACGACAGCCAAAGCCAGTAGCGAGAGTGTCCTTTCCTCAAACTATCCGGCTGCGGGTTTTGGCTCGTTGTGCTTTTGTTTGCCAGCACTGCGGCGCTGATTTGTTTGAGGTCGAGCATCACATTGACCACATTGTTCCTTTAGCTAAGGGAGGAAACAATGACGAGGATAATTTACAAGCGCTGTGCGCACCTTGTAACTTAGCCAAGGGCGCACAGGATGACCAGGGGGCTAAAATGAAACGCAAAGAAATCTTTGCAGAAGCTGATCGTTTGACATACAACGATCGGGAACAAGAATACGGAACACCACAAGAGAACTTTGCTCGAATAGCTAAGCTCTGGAGTGTTGTTCTAGGAATTGAAGTAGTCGAGCATCAAGTTGCTCTTTGCATGAATCAAGTGAAAGTGGCGCGTCTCGTTCAGAGTCCAGAAAAGCTAGATGGATGGATCGATGGCGCTGCTTACATGGGTCTTGGTGGAGAACTAGCCACCGAAAAATAATAAAAGCCGTTCACGGTCGAACCCCAACAACCCCTTCTGTTGGTGCGGTTTCCGTGAACGGCTCTTTTTTTATCTTTTGGAGTTGTAGTACTCCTCGAGCTGACGCTGACGCGCTCGCTCGCAGATAAAATCAACAAAGTTTTTTAATAGCTTTGGACCAGTAAACATGACGGTAAAGATTAAAAACAAAAAAGCCCAAGATTCTGCTGGTGACATTGGAAACATTTACTTCTCCTTATGTTGACATTGACTAATTGGATAGAGGCAATCGCCACAAATAACTTCAGCTTTTGGACAGTTGTGACCTTCTTCGCCGTAAAGAGCAAGACAAGTTCCACAAGTGTACAAATCATATTTAGCTAACAAATCAGCGCCGTACATTTGCCAGTGTGCCATTACTTCACCAACTTTTCTTGAATCATTGACGCGATTTGTTCTTCAGTTTCGGTAGAGAGAACAGTGTAATCCTCTTCATCTCCGTCTTTTCCAAAATAAAGATCATCACAAGTTCCATAAACAATGCCATCGCGCACAAAGCATGGACCAATAGCTAAAACAAAAAAACCGTCTTCATCAGCAGGTCCAGCATAAACAGTCATGCAACCTCCACCAGTATGCATAATCTGAATTGGAAGATTTGCATTTTGTTCCTTGACAAGCTCTACGACCTTAGTCATATTTAGATCTGACACTTTATTCTCCTGTTTCTCAGAACGGGGCCGTCCTGATAGCTGAAATACTACACCGGTGGAGTAGGAAAACACATATAAGAAACACCGATAAATGAGGCATTTTCTACTCCGGTGGTGTACTGTTGGGACCCTGCCCAGGATGGTCTTGGGATTTAGGGGAAGTATGAACGACGAAGATATTGCAGATCAGCTGTGGCACTGGCATAAAGAGCTAAAAAGCCACGCTAGAACAGCGGCAGAGAATAAAGCCAACTTTTTGGGCATCATTGAAAAGGCGCGCGAAGAAGGTTGGACATATTCGGACATTGCGGACTTATTGGACATTTCGGTCAGTCGCGTCCAGCAGCTGGTTCGCCAGTCCGATGGTCGAGGTCGATCTAGCTAATGCGCTTTCGTCCAGAGTGGCATGAGTACGCTCTGATGCTAGCTGAAATGGCAGCGTCGCGGAGCGAGGACCCTTGGTACCAAGTCGGTGCCGTGGTTCTTCGTCCTGACAACTCTGTCGCTGGCGTTGGTTACAATGGAGCTCCTTCGGGAGTTCAGATTGACTGGGATGACCGAGAAGCTAGACGTCCATTTGTTATCCACGCCGAAGTCAATGCTTTACGGTATTGCACTCCGACGGATACTCGTGGCGGTTTATTGGCGGTTACGCACAGGCCTTGTCAGGCTTGTTTACCGCTGATTGCAGCTCATGGAATTCGAAGAGTTTTCTTCGGCGTTCCCGTCGATCCGCAAGTATATCCGACGGATTTACTTGATAACATCGCTTTACAACTTGACATAGAAGTAACTCATTTACCGAGGGGGAATGATGCTTGATTCAATTTTTATGCGCCAAGCAGTACTTCAGAAAGAATCATTTGGACTTGATCCGGAAAATCTGCCTGAAGAAGAAAAGATTCAGTTTATTAAAGACATGATTTTAGCCGCAACTGACGAGCTTCACGAAGCTCTCGGTGAGGTAGGCTGGAAACCATGGGCAACGTCACGTCATATTAACCGTGAAGCCTTTGTTGGTGAATTGGTTGATGTACTTCACTTCATTGTAAATCTCTGGCTTGCTGTTGGAGCTACTGCTGACGAAGTAGAAATTCGTTATTTAGACAAGGCCAACAAAAACGCTAAGCGTCAGAAAGATGGCTACGACGGCGTCTGGGGAAAGTGTGCAGAATGTGGTCGTGCACTAGATGATGCCGGCGTGATGTGCTCAGTGTCTGAAGGCTGCGAATACGAAGATGGTTTTCCAAAGGATTGCGCATGATTACAATTCTTGAAGGCGTCGACGGCGTAGGCAAGACATCACATGCACATTGGTTAGCTAAAGAGACCAATGCCAAAATCATTCATGCCGGTATTCCCACAAAGAATCATTGGTGGAATGAATACATAACGTCCATCATGGACGAAGATGAAGATCAGCGCCTTATTCTTGACCGCTGGCATATTGGTGAAATAATTTGGCCTCACATCTTTGGACGCAAGTCTTTATTTGAGAGGAACACTTCATTTATTTTGTGCCACAACACGCTCCTTGAGCTTGGTGCACAGATTAAGATAATCTACAGAAACACCGATTGCATTACGACTACGCTCATGATGCGCGGCGAACAAGATCAGATTGACAATGTTCTGAAAGCTCAGGACATGTACCTTGACCTTGCCGATAGAGTACACGGCATTGAAGTTGTCGACTCAGATACGCTTGGAAGGGATTTACCAGATGTTTATTGAACTGAACAACCCATCTGAAGCCGTTGAAGCTGCTATTGGACTTTGCTTAACACACGGTGAAGTAACATCACCTCGTGGTCAAAAGACGTATGAAGTTATGAATCCGACAATGCTCATTGAGCGTCCGTGGGTTATTCCATACACTGTTGATAATCGAGAGCTCAAGTCATTTATCGGCGCTGTCGAAGCTTTGCAGCTGGTTGGTCAAACTACGGCGCCTGAAGTTGTTGTTTCAGGTTCTAAAGTATTTGGCAACTACATGGACGGAAATATCTTTCACGGAGCTTACGGCGCCAGGATTTATGGAAGTCTTATCAAGTTAGTTGAACTATTAAAGTCTGACCCAGACTCACGCCAAGCGGTTCTTACGATCTTTGATTGGAAGCAAGACCTTAGAGTAATCTCGAAAGATATTCCGTGCACATTGTCTTTACAGTTTTTCATTCGCAACAATAAACTTTGCACGCGTGTCAATATGAGATCGAATGATGTCTGGTTAGGTCTGCCATACGATCTTGTCCAATTCGGCGCTTTGCAAGGCGCTGTTGCCCAAGCTTTGGGCATTGAGATGGGTTGGTATTCTCATACTGTAGGTTCATTACATCTCTATGAGCGCGACGTTGAGAAAGCTGAGCAGATCAGATCGGTTGACCATGACTGGTCATATGAACCGCTGTGGTCTCAGCACAGCATCGAAAACATCAGCACAACCGCAAGAGCTATTCTTTACGGTTGGCAAGCAAATCTTTATCTTCCAGGTTTAACTACTTTCGAGCATTGGCTCGAGAATGCTGTCTACGAAGCTAGAGAACGGATTGTATGAGTCAACACCGAAAGCATCGCGGCTACGCCTCACAGCGTATAGTCGCTGATTACCTTCAGGCTCACGGATGGCCGTTTGCTGAGTCTACCGGGGCCGGTAGACAAGGCACGGACGTTACAGGGACCGTGGGTATAGACTGGGAAGTTAAGGCACGCCGAGGCTTCCCGGTCACTGAAGCAATGAATCAAGCGGCAGAGAGAATTAAGGACGGAATTATTCCGGTCGCAGTTCTCAGGCCTGATGGTTTTGGTCCGGCGTCAATAGAAAATTGGCCAGCGATTGTACCTCTCAAGATTATGGTGGAGCTTTTGAGAGACGCTGGTTACGGAGATCCACGTACTGAAGGGGAAACAAATGGGAAGAAAACGGATGGATCTGCTGGTTGATAGCCATGCAGTATTCACAACTGCACACGATCAGTATATGCGCGAAAGCGACCTTGTTGATCTGGTGATTACGCCGCAAACATTGTGGTCAGCTATGGCGCGCCTCGATAACAAGATTATTGCAGCTGATGAAAGCCGCAAGAATCATCGATACCGGGCACTAGAAGATCAGATGATGGAGATTGGAGCAATGGCTTTAGCTATCGCGACATCTTTGTCCCGTAGAAACGAGATGGCAGCGTGACCTCACCAGCATTAGCAGTAACAGTCGGCACCGGACGAGGTTATTCCCATCCTGTCACCGGCGCTGTAGTTCCATCGGTCACAACTGTGCTCAATGTTCTTGACAAGCCTGCCTTACCGCGTTGGGCTGCGAAGAGCGTGGCAGAGTTTGCGGCAAATAATAAAAAGGCGTGGATTGACCTCCCTGAAGATGCAGCCATCGACATGCTCAAGGGTTCACCTTGGCGCACAAGAGACAAGGCAGCTGCTGCAGGTACAGATGCGCACGAGTATTGCGAAG